CTCCTACATGAGTAATAAATCTGTTTATATAACAATAACATTTACCACCAATATCTGTCCATTTTTGACAGAATCCAAAGTCTTCTCCGTAATATTTTTTAGTAACAGGATCATGTAATGTATCAAAGAAATTGTATAAATTTTTATTCTTAGTTTCTTCACCATTTAATATGGTAGGTTGATTGATCTCTAAATCAGGATATTTTTCAATCATTTTATCAAATACCTGTCTTTTAATTAATATGCATCCCGTGGGCGCATGCGTGACTTCTATAACATTGTTTTGAACAATTATATTACTAGTATCAGCTACTTTAATTGGATAAGTAAATCCAAGTGTTGAAAGCTCTGTTGGGTTTTTATATTTAAGCTCCTTACTTAATTTATCTATTTTTTCCCAACTTATTGTTTTCATTGGATAAGGTATTGCTATAACTTCCTTATCTAAATCAATCATTTCAAATATACTTTCTGGTGAAAAATTAATATCTGAATCTATGAATAATAAATGAGTATATTTATGATCTGCATTTAAAAAATTAGCTACACATAAATTTCTACCTTGTGTGACTAAAGAAGATTTTAAAATAACAAAACTAACCAATATATTTTTTAACATACAAACTTTTTGAAATTCTAATAAAGCTTGTGTGTAATGCATGGATACTTCAGAATGAACTGGAGTGCAAACCATGATAGAAATATTACTTGGTCCTAAATTAATATCTTTATTACTTACGTTAATATTTATTTCTTCAGGTTTATTAAACCATATAGGCTTACTTGGATCTTGCATTCAATGCTCCTTCTAAAAATTTAGTCCAGGCATATCCAATTTTATTCCAGTTATAAAATCTATTTGTATAATCTATTTGCATATCTAAATGTTGTCTTATTGCCGGATGATCTAAAGTTTTCGCTGCATGCTCAATGGCATAAGCAAACTTGTGCGCTAAACTTGTAAATGATTTCTCGTACGGAACATATGTAATAAACTCTGCTCCTGTTTCATATAGAGCACCATAGTCAGTTGTAATACAATATAGTCCAGCTGCCATTGCTTCTAATGCAGATATACAAAATGTTTCTTCCCAGATACTTGGAAATGCAAAGATATGATATTTATGTAAGTTCTCTCTAATATATTCATGTGGTTTATAACCAATATAATTTACATTAGAAAGTTGTTTTGCTTGATCGTATAATTCTTTATAGGCATCATCGTTAGCTTGTTTAAAAGCATCTCCATAAACTTGCGTTGAAGAATAAACATCTAAACTAACAAGAGGATTTTTAACAAGTTGCATTGCAGCAAGTATTACATTTAACCCTCTCCATGGAGTTGGATGAAATATTAATTTAATGGGTTCCCCCTTAACATGCCTTGTTCTTGGTACAATGGGCACTACACCATTTTTAATAACAATAGATTTATGCGTTGGAATATCAAAGTAATATCTAAACTTTTCATAGTTCCAATGAGAATTGAATACATACCAATCATATTTATTGTGATTTGATTTGTCTTTAAACCAAGGCGCTAAATTTGGTTGATCGTAAGAATTCTTTTGCCAAAGGATGTTTAATTTAGTTGGATGTAATGGAACTTTACCAGGAACAGATGTGCAGATTTGTACTTGATCTAATAATTCTTTAGAGACATGTTTTTCTAAAAATTCAAATTGTAATTCGGTTCCACCTCTAGGTTTCATTTATCATTCATGAATTTCTTAAACAATTCTAGTCCTTTATTAGTTACTTTCACTACAACATCACAACTAATATCATTAGGGTCAATGTTTGCAGCTTTAAGTTCTTCCTCGTCTTTATAAACGTATCCTGTTTTTTTATTCTTTATTATAGTTACTGTCTCAGTCTCTATTTGATATTCTTTCTTATCCATTTTATTTTTTAACCGTTTTCTTGTGACCTATCTATTAACAAATAACTAATAACACCTTTTACACTATTAGCAGTTTCTGCTTGAGCTTTTATACCATCTCCTGCCTCTAAATTCAAGACTTGTCCTGCTGCTTGTTCTGTAGTATCTGCGGACATATCTTTGTGAAAAAATTCATAATCTACTGCTGCTGAAGAATCTCTTAAATATAGTTCTACTAAATTATTACTATTATGTTCATTAGTTATGTTAATGCTTTTAACAATTGCAACTGAACTTGTATTAATTGTTAAAACTGTTGTTAAATTTGAAGTTGTTAAAATAAAACCTTGATTTTTGTATATGTTAGTCATTAACTAAGAAACCACTCCATTCTTGATAATTCATCACTCAACTCTTTTTGATAAGAAAAATTTAATTGATCTTTTAATGTCTCAAGTGCTTGTAGTACTTGTCTTTGATTTTCAGAAGAGTATTCTGCACTTGGTTCAGGTATATAAGTTGTAATTTTTGCCATTATCTTCTTCCGTCTTGTTGAATATCTACTCTAAATAATCCATATCTCCAATTTTCATCAGTTGCTTCATTTTCAACTTTAATACTCATTAATCTATTTCTTGCTCTTGTATCTATTTTAGTTGTAGATGAGGTTACTGTATAAGGTCCTAACATCTGACTATTTTGTGTTTGAGATGGATAATCTCTTAACAATAAAGTTACTTTAGCATTTCCTGTAAGGATTTTAAAGTCTGGAATAAATCTATTTATCTTCATTAAATATTGACCATCTCCTTCAATATCTAAATCAAAATCACCCGATTCAATATAAGCGGGTATTGCTGTTTTAACTCCTGTTGCACTTACATCATTAACTCCTGTTTCATGTTCATAATATTCAGAAAAACCTGAAGTATTAGTTACACCATTGATAGTTGGAAAAGTTGGAGTGCCGGTTAGTAAATATTTTGTAGCATATGGTAAATCAAATGTTTGTGCATCTGAATAAGTTGTTCTAGCTAAAGACATGGTTGTCCAAGTGTTTTCAAGGAAATTATAAACTACAGATCTATTAATTTGTTGTTCTCCTGCAGTTGGATAAAACCAAATAACTTCATTAAATAAACTATTATGAGATGCATAAATAATATCTGCTGCACCATAATTAATACCTAAATTAGTGCCTCCTGTTGTAAATACAAAGTCTTCAACTAAAGATGGTAATTGTTTAACAGTTCCATCATATGCGAAGAAACCACCACCAAATCCCATCCAAAATACAGTACCTTGAGCAAAGACAATTGAATGTTGACCAATACATCCGCAGTTTGTTCCAACTTGTCTTATTGAAAATACAAAAGGAGGGCCAACAAATTGCATTACATAAGCTGCTTGATCCGTTAAAATAAATATATAATCTTTTCCTTGTACAGCTCCTACGATCCTGTTTCCTGTATCCAGTCTAAAGGTTCCTGCAGTATTCGTTGCGGTTGGAATCCAAGTATTAAAATCCTCTTGATTTGCAAATCTTATAAACATCGGATCTTGAGTTGAAGTTGATCCAATAGTTGTCTCTGTTCCAAGTGCAATTAAATGTCGATCTCGATCAGATACAATAGTCATTGTGGAAGCTGTCGGGCAGCCACTAATAACAGTTGCTCTAACTGTTAATGGGTTAGCGGTAGCAGGGTTCCATGAAAATGTTTTACCATCTTTAATTGTTGCAACTAAAATTTCACCAAAATTATCTAATGACCAGTTTCCTGGAGATAAAGTAACAACAGAAGAAGAACTAGCTTGTCCCCAAGCTACCCAATAAGTAGATTCTGTTACAACTGCATTATCTGAGTGAGATGCAGCAGTGGTGCCTCCTGTTCCTCTGACACAACCTGTAAATGTGGTAGAAGTTTTTCCAGTATAAGTAATTATTTCATTATCTATTTTAATAGATCCTGCCGAAGTAAAACCTGTTGTTGAATCTACAGGAATAGTTACAACTATATTATCAATTGCACTACTTAATTGATTAGTTACAGCAGGCACAACGGTGCCTCCATAATAAGCAGTACCCCAACCAAAACCAGAAGTCTGTGCTGAAGGACCTACATTTTCATAAGGAGAAATAGATAATGTTCCTCCAGCTGTAACACCTGTTCCTGCTTCATTAACAGGCATGGTGATTGTAAAAGTACTTGTTGTTGGAACAGTTAAAACTTCAAATATGTTTGTTGTAAAATTAGCAGCGGTAAAACTTGTTGTAGGACTTCCAGGAGTTGAAGCTGAATTAACTTTAATATAATCATGAACTTCTAATCCATGATTTGCTTTATTAATAGTAACGGTTGCAGATCCTGTTGTTGATGTATAAGTGCAAGAAGTTAAAGCTGCTCCAAGTGGAGTAATATCATAAAAAGCACCATCAAAATAAATAACTAATAATTTATTAGTTCCAATAGCTGCATATTTATTTCCACTTAAATCAGTCCAAGTATGTTGAGCTCTTGCTGCACCTGCTAATTCTTTATTTAAAATCTCTCTCCAGCCACCTATTTTTTCAGGATATCCATAACGAAATCGTACAAAATCCCCATCAATCCACTGACCTTCAGCGGCAGTTGCGGTATCTTGTTTATTAAATCCAGCTTTTAGTGGTATTTTCTTTAGTGGCATACTTGAATTATATACGCCTTTTTGCTATTATACAACGCAGAAATTTAAATGATAAAGATAAAATGTCAATTATTTTAGATGAAATAAAGCAAGAAGAAAATTATTCCCATAGTTTAATTGTTACTTATCCAAGAACAATTCAAATATCACATGGTGTTTATGACAATGTAATAGATATGCATAATATGTGTATGATGATTTCTCAAAATTTAGATACAACAGAATTAACTAATGTTTATGGTGGTAAAACTCCATGGGGATTTTTTAATAATAAGCCAGAGTTTACCAGATTTATAGATTATGTTGTTCAAAAACATCAAACTTCAAATCCATTTTTCAATAAACAAAATTGGTATAATAAAAATATATCTTTTGATTCTTGGGGTAATGAAATTAAAAAAGGAGATAGTGTTGCAATGCACACCCACAAAGATCATCATTTAATTTTATATTTAACTGAAGGAGCTCCATTAATACTTCCTGAACTTAAAATGACAATTATGCCTAAAAGAGGAGCTTATTATATATTCCCACCCAATGTATTACATGGGGTTGGTAAAGTTGAAGAAGAGACTAAAACAAGATATTGTTTAGTAACCAATCTTATAGAAGGAACTGATTGGAAGAAAAATAAATTAATTAAAGAGGTATCGGATGCAAAATAAAATTTTTATAGGTTTAAATTTAAGAAGTCACGATGCTAATATTTCTTATAGTAATGGAAAAAAAGTAAAATATATTAAGTTTGAAAGAGAATTTGGTATAAAACATTATGGTAACACTGATTACCATTTGTTAGAGTATGCCCTTAATAAATGGAAAATTGATTATAAAAAAATAAATGCTATAGCATATTTAGGTGATATGAATTATCCTGATTTATCTTCTAATACACCGAATTCATGGTTAAATAGTGACGCCCTTTTTGAAGAACATAAACCAAAAAGTTGGTATTTTGAAAAATTTAAATGTCCTTTTTTTAGAATAGATCATCACTATGCTCATCATCTAAGTATATGGCCAATAAAAAAAATAGAAAAAACAGATATTAGTTTTGTAAATGATGCACTTGGTGATTTAGAAGATACTTATTCTGTTTTTTTAAATAATAAAAAAATTAAAAAATTTGAAAGAGAAGAAGCAGCTTCTTTTGGAGCTTGTTTAAATAATCAAGCACATAGATTAAATGTTTCAGGTCTTTGGCAAGACTTAGCAGGAAAATTAATGGGTCTTAAATCTTTTGGAAAAATTGACTATGAATATTGTGATTTATTTAAAGATGACATAAAACAAATGAGTAGTTTATTTAATGAAAGAAAATATTATAGATCAAAAACAAATTTAGAAAAAAATGAATTAACAAGACTAGCATCTTGCCATTTTAAAGCAGAAAAAATGATTTTTAATCATTTTAAAAATTATGCGGATAAAAATAAAAAAATATTATATACAGGGGGTGTTTCACAAAATTGTGTGTTAAATACATTATTAAATAATAATTTTACCAATTTATATATTCCACCACACGGAACTGATGATGGTCTTTCTTTGGGTGCAATTGAATTTTTAAGACAGTATTATAAAGAAGATTATTTTGATAATGAAAATTTTCCTTTTTGGCAAGATGATTATTCTCCTCAAAGAGGACCTTCTGATAAAACTATTTTAAAAACAGCAGAATGGTTAGCTCAAGGTAAAATAGTAGGATGGTATCAAGGTAATGGAGAATTAGGACCTAGAGCTCTTGGGAACAGATCAATTTTAATGGATCCAAGGGTTAAAAATGGTAAAAATATATTAAATAATAAAGTTAAAAAAAGAGAATGGTTTAGACCTTTTGGAGCGTCTATTTTAGAAGAACAAGTAAAAAATTATTTTAATTTTAATGGAAAAAGTGATTATATGTTACTACTTTCAGAAATAAAAGAAAAAATTAAATTTGAAGCTATAACACATGTGGATAATACATGTAGAATACAAACAGTTTCTAATAATATTGTTTTTAAAAAATTAATAGATAGTTTTTTTAAATTAACTGGGATACCTATGCTATTAAACACTTCATTAAACGTTAATGGCAAACCATTAGCTTCAAATGTTATTGATTGTTTTGATTTATTTAAAAATAGCGAATTAGACATATTAGTAATAGGAGATGAAATTTATTTAAAATGATTAGAGATTTTATTCATATTAAAAATAATTTTTTAACCAAAGAAGAAGCAGAAAAAATAATAGATATTTTTATAAATCATACCGATCAATATTATCAAATAGGAGGATTTTCTTACTATGATATTGAAAATAATTTAAAGTTATTAAATTTTGAAAAATTAGATTTTTTAAAAGGAAGAATTCAAAAAGAATTAGATTTTTATTTAACATTGTATCCAGAAGCAAGGATACCTATGACACTTAAAGAACAAAAATTTAAACATTGGAAACCTGGAACTTCTTTTGAAGTTTGGCATTCTGAAGTAAATAGTAAAATAAATATGACCAGAATTTTAAATTTTATGATATATTTAAGCTCTCATAATTGCGGTACACAATTTTTTAATAAAAAAATAATATTATCTGAAGTAGGTAAGTTAGTTATGTTTCCTAGTTATTTTACACATACTCACAGAGGCCAAGCATGCCCAGACAATAAGGATAGATATATTTTAAGTGGTTATTTTAATTTAATTAATTAAAGAGGTATCGGATGCAAGAGAGAAAAAGTAGTATTAAAGACTTTATTGGTGTTTATGATGGTTATATTCCAGATGAAGCATGTGACCAGGCTATAGAGTTATTTAAAAAATACGAAAGTTTTAATAAAACATGGACCAGATTTTCAAGCGAAAATGCAACTCAAGATCGAAAACAAGATAAACAATTATTTTGTGAACCAGACGTTTTAACAGATCAAAAATTTAACATTATTAAATTAAAATTATTAATGGTTAATTTTGACATAGCTTTAAAACACTATTATACAGAAACCAATATTAGGAAATATTGTGATAGCGCTGAATTAATTACAGAACATGTAAAAATACAAAAAACATTACCTACAGAAGGTTATCATATATGGCATGTAGAACATGGTAAGGGTTTTGATTGTGAAAAAAGAGTTTTGGTTTATTCAATATATTTAAATACTGTTGAAGAAGGTGGTGAGACAGAATTTTTATATCAATCTCAAAGAGTAAAACCTGTTAAAGGTAGAATTGTAATATGGCCAGCTGCATTTCCATATGTACATAGAGGAAATCCCCCACTAAGTGGAGAAAAATATATTGTTACTTCTTGGATCAATTATAAATAATTAAGGTCTTGGCCCTAATCTTGTAATTTTTTGTTCTCTAGTTTCACCCTGAACATTGTTGTTATCCCAAGAAAGTTGAGATTGATAAGTTTGCTCAGTTAAATTAAATCTATCAATAAATTTTTGAACAATTGAAATATCTGTAATAACAACATCTTCTCTTGGATTTTTATATTCAATTTGTTTTAGTCCATCTGAATGATATTGAATAGCAAGTATTCTAGGATCTACATTATTCCAAAATTCCTGGTCATTATCAATAATGTGACAACGTCTATTTGGATATTGTGTATCTGATGTTTCTAAATAAATTTGTTTATCTGATGGTATAACTGTTAAGTGCATAAATTACCTTTAAGTTTTGATAATATAAATTAATACTAAATATGGTTGTAAAACTGAATTAGCTGAACCTGTGAAGTTAGCTGATAAAGTATGGTCATGAGATTGACCACCACCGGTGCTACCAGTGTTTCCCATGGCATTCGCTGCAACACTCGGTACATCTGAGGCCTGGGCAGCTGACATACCCATGGCTGCTCCACTATGAGCATGAGACGCTATTTGATTTGTAGTTAAAGTTGTACTTCCAGTCGAGCCTGAGATGTTTCCTGTTGGCGTCACGGTATTTGCTCCGCCAGTTTGTGCCAAATTTTTTGTATTTGATTTATTTACAACTGTTCTATCTGTTAAATCTGGTACGTTAAATGTAGTAGTTGTATCTCCAGCTCCATATGTAGTTCCAATAACTGCAAACAAAGCTGCATAAGTTGATCTTGATACGGCAGCACCATTACATTCCAAAAATCCAGATGGAATGGATGCTGAACCCCAAGGAACAACTATTCCAGTATTCACACCTTGAATTCCTGTTAGGAAAGCTCCGTCAAAATCGTATCTTGTTGCTTCGTAATTTGGCATAATTATTTATCCCTATATGTCCAACCAACTGTTGCATCACCTGAATACACTAGTGTAAAACCAGCGCCTTCTGTGCTTACAACTAAATTAGCTGCTGAGTTAGCTATATTACTAGAATTTCTTCCCATAGTCAAAGGTTTGGTATCAAATGTATAACCTGCATCAACTACCGATACTATATCTCCTGCTGCAGGAGAAGCTGGTAATGTCAATGTAAATGAAGTTGTAGCTGTATTTGCTAGTATTGCAGATCCAGGTTGAACTGTTGCTGCTGCAGAAACTGCTCTCCAAGTTTGTTCCATACTAATTAAATTTACATTAGTTCCATCTGCATAAATTACATAACGATTACCTTGTGCTAATTTAATTCCAGTTCCTGAACTTGTTTTAAATGTTAAAGTATTAGTTCCCATAGTTACTTGATTGTTTACTAAATAAGTTTTTTCAATTGCATCTGGTACAGTTACGTTTACGTTTCCAGTTAAAGTTCCTGTTAAATTTAATACAGCGTTTTTACCTGTTGATATAACTCCATCTGTAAATAAAAGAGTAAGACCTGTTGTTGCGTTTACTGCAAGTGATTGATAACCCGCAATAGCTTGTTGAATAACATAAAGGTTACTATTTGTAATTTGACCCCATGTACCGGCGTTTTCGCCTGTTGCTTGAATAGATAGTTTAAGGTCCGATGAATATATTGTTGGCATATTTAATTCCTTATTTTGTTATAATTAATATATTTGTTCATATATGTCAAATTCAATATTTATGCAGCAACATCAGTCCATACTATAGATTGTCCAGTATCTACTGGTGTCCAAGCGGTAACATATAATTGACCTGTAGTTCCTGTCAAGCTAAATCCTGTAATATTAACAGTTACATCTATTACGTTAGATATTGACCCTAAATTAATGGTTAAATTTTGACCTGTTATGTTTACAGGAGTGTTTAAATCTATGGTTACAGAGTTTAGTGTAGCAGATAATAATTCAGCTGTTACTACACCAGATATTGATATATCTGCAGTTACACTTCCTTGTGCTAAAGTTAATAATTGACCTGTTACTTCTGCATCAGGAGCAGGGTCTACATCTCCTTCTGTTAATGTTAAATTTTGACCTGTTAATAAAATATCAACATCTATAATTGATGTAACTGAACTTAAAGCTATTGTTAAATTTTGTCCCGTTAGAGTAAGATTAGAATTTCCTGTGATAGATACTGAATTTAAAGAAGTATTTAATAATTGTCCTGTTAATACTACAGGTGTATCTAATTCAATTGTAGTATTTCCCTCAGAAGTAGTTAATCCAATATTTTCATTCCAACCAAGTTGACCCCAACTATTTGATCCCCACGTTGTAAGTGTCCCTGGAGCATTTACAGGAACATCTATTCCTGGAATTCCTCCAACACTATTTAAAGTTAAATTTGCTAATTCTCCAGTTAAAGAAAGATTTGCGTCTCCTGTTATTGAAACAGAATTTATATTTGTAGATAAACTTTCTCCTGTTAATATAACAGAACCATTAATTGAAAGAGATACTGAACTTAAAGATGTTGTTAAATTTTGACCAGTTATTTCAACAGTAGGACTTGCAGTGTTAGTTCCCCAACCAGTTAGTCCCCAACTAAAAGCACCCCATCCATTATTTACTTCTGCAATTATTGATACAGAGTTTAAAGATGTAGTTAAAGATTGGCCAGTAAGAATTTCAAGTACATTTTCATTACCTGTTCCAAATTCACCTATACTCCAACCTTTTTGACCCCATCCGGATGCCATACAAAAAAACTCCTATTAAGAGATTTGTATAATAGCCGCTGAAGATGTGAAAGCTGGAAATTGAACTGTGAATGTACCTGCTGTAGCTGTTTTATCTGCTCCAAAATTTAATACTGCAACTGCTGCATTACTAAAATTAGTATTATATATCAAACAACCTCTTGCAGTCAGTGTCACACTTGTAAAAGATAAATTAGCAAAATTAGTAAAAGCTTTTGTTGAAACAACGGATGTTCCAGAATTTACTAAAGCTTTTCCAGTTGTTGTGTAACCTGTTCCAGAAGCACTTACTTCACCGCCTGTTGTGTATGAAGTTGTTGCTGCACCTAATGTTGCAGTTGATACATAAAGAGCTAACTTAAAGGTATCTCCACCTGCAGATGAAAAATCTTGATCACCATCCAATAGTTGTTTTTTAAAACTATTTGGTAACGCTTGTGTAATAGCCATACTTGTTTCTCCTTATTGTGGTTTACGAACTATACGAGGTTCTCCATCTAGAAACTCATCAGTTCGTCTTCTTCCCATTTGTTCTAATGAGAATCCTTCGATAGCTTGCTTATATCTATTTTCATAATATTGCAACATATCTTGTGGACCCTTTAAGAACCCATATGCCTCAACTAGGCAAGCATACAATAAGCCATTGGGAAATTGCTGACTTAAATATGTAGTAGCAGTATTAGCCGATAATCCAGTTGGTTTCAAGATATAATTTATTTGAATTGTATAAGCTTGATCCGGTGTTGGAGCAACAATAACCGTATCTTCATCCCAATTTGCATAATATTTAGGTATTCCAGTAGTATTATCTTGATTATATTCATTAATAAAAGTCATATCTCTAACATCTAAAAAAGATATTGCTCCATTAGTATTAAATACCTGTAAAGACCTAATAACTAATAAATCTGCTGGTGTATTAAAATATTTTTGAGTTACCACAACAGAAGCTGTTGCATATTTTCTATTATTATCAGAATCTACATCTCTTAATATTCTAAACTCTGCATTTTCAATAAATCCATTAATAAT